CTAAAATTTTTCTTAAATCCTCTCAGATAGACTTTAGTCTTTCTGAGAGCTTGCCTTCAATCTTACGATTGAAGTCAAGACCTTCGTTCACTCTTAGAACGGAAAAGGTACTAACAGCGCTTGATGCACTGTCAGTTCTCAATGTGATAAAGAGGGGCCTGGCCGACTTCCGAGGCGGAAGTCAACGCGATTACGGTTTCATCTTGTTAGATAATGACACACAAACAGAATTATTTTATTCTATTCTCAAGTCTTGTTTATCTGATGTTACTTTAATCAACAGGGGTGCATGTAATAAATCAATTAGTGATAGTTTATTCATGCCATATATTTGGGATTCTAAAAAACGAGCTTATAACTCAATGCGGACCAATCGATTTTATGTTGGTCATGATCGTAAAGTTATTATGCTTAGTTCTAAATCTAGTGCTTCAGCAGTTTTTCTGGTGCTGGCATTTTTAGAAGTTTATTTAGATTCCGTATCATATGTGGCAACATACCCAGCTTCAGATGTATTTGAAGCATATTATGTTGCGAGTGGGTGGGAAATGAACGTTTTCGTTCAACACGCTAAATACTGTACAGCATACCCGATTGCTAGATATCTTAACAATCCTCTTCCAAAGAAGCCTCTTACCTTTATTGGTAATGCTACCATCTTTGGACATAAATTTAAAAAGATGATTCGTTGTAGATATAAATCGGTTAACATCTCTTGTACCTCTCTTTTTCAAGGACTCCTTCAAGGAGTCAAGAGGGGTGCATCGGTTGTTCCTGAATGCTATGTGGAAAGTTCTTACTATTCTCATATTAAAATTCTGACACAAAAGGTTCCTGAACCTGATGAAGCTTTTGCTGACTCTTTTTTACGGAAGTCAAATTTTATTATGAAGGACTTTTCGATGTCTGTTAAACAGATGTTACAGTTAACTGAACCTTCTAAAGCAGCTAGTTTTGGTTATGGTTTTGCTGCCGGCGGACAAGAATCTGATCTTTTAGATTCTCTCAACTCCCAATTGAATGGGTCTGGTTTTAGTTCAGATTCATTGATTGTTGAGTTCGATGAGTACGCTCGGACAAGGCCTTTGGTTCTTGAGGAATATAAATCTCTTTTGAAGATTTATAATCCTTTGGAAACTAAATCAAAGACTTTCGAGACTTTAAAGGGCAAGGATCTACCTTTCGATTTTAAGTTAAAAGCTCTCAAAGAGACTTATAACGACTATTATAATCGTCCGATCGCTTGTCGTGTTGTTGCGATACGTGAATTCCTAAAGGTTCGTATAATCACAGCTGGTGAAGGTTTACCTTATTATTTGGGTAAGTCTTACCAACGTTCTTTATTCAAATATCTTTATCGATTTGAACAATTTGAGTTAATGGGTGAACCATTAAATATTTCTCATCTTGAAAGAATGCTTATACAAGAAAAGGAGTTAGAATTACATATTGATAAGAATCTATTTCCTTATCGTTTTGGAACGTCTACATATACTCTTGGTTTTGACCAATTTGTATCAGGAGATTCTTCTGCTGCGACGGATAACATTTCTATCAAATATACTTTGATGTCTTTCGATTCAACTATTCGATCTATTCTAGGTAGGAATCATAGCATTACAGCTATGATGTATACTCATGTGTGTAGGAAGTTGTTAGAACCACATTTCTTATATTATAATCTTTTTGACTTAGGTTATCGTGATGATCCCGTCATAACTATCTTTCCCAAGTTAGTCAATGATTTTGGTAATAACCTTTATGCTTATTTTAATGGGTCGGAATTTTTCTTCCCCGATAAAAATAGCATGTTTGGCTATTCATCTAGTGATTTTCCTAAAATGTCTCTTCCTAATAGGATGAAGTTACCTCCTTACGTAATTATTAAACAGAAGAATGGTCAGCTTATGGGTTCACCCATAAGCTTCCCTCACTTGTGTAATATTAATGTTATTGCGTATTGGATTTCTTTAGAAAAATATTGTAATTATAAGATTCCGTTTAATCTTCTACCAGTTAGGGTTAATGGAGATGACATAACTTTTCGTACGAACAGTGAGCACTATAGGTATTGGCTCGCTGCAATTGAAGAGGTAGGTTTTAAACTATCTCTTGGGAAAAATTATGTTCATCCTTCAGTCTTAACACTTAATTCTATCATGTATACTGCACAGCGTTCTTTTAGTTCGCCGTGTGGTTTTCGTTTCAAAGAAGTTCCTTATCTTAATGTTGGCCTTTTGATGGGTCAATCTAAGGGTAAAGGGACTGACTTCGAAAGAAAACTTTCTCTTGAAGAAATGTATAACTTGGTGATATTGGGTGCTAAGGATAAAATCCGGGCTCATAGAAGATTTATTTCTTATAACCTTAAACAGATACAGTTAATGACCGGTAACGGTAAGTTTAATCTGTTCATTCCTCGTCAATATGGTGGTATTGGCTTTCCTTTTTTCCCAGAAGTTATTTCTGAGATCATAATCACTCCGTTCCAAAGAAGGTTCGCTCGTTTCTTTTTCAATGAGATTCAGCTTTTACTTTCTGAAGGAGTAGTTCCCGATAAACTTTTATTTTCTTTTCAAAAGAAAGT